AGATAATTTTTTTAAAAAAGATCAGTATAATAAAATGAAAGATTTAATTATTCACCCAGATTTTAGTTGGTATTTATTACACGGAGTCACTGATGCAAAGAATGACGATTTCTTTATGCTTCATACTTTTTTTAAAGAAGACTGCGGTGTTAATAGTGACTGGTATCCACACATAATAGAGCCTTTTGTAAATAAATTAAAAATTAAAAAACTATTAAGAGCGAGAGTAAACCTTTATCCAAAAACAGATAAACAACTTGTGCATGGTTTTCATACAGATAGAAAAGATAAACACATGGTTGTTTTATTTTATTTTAATGATAATAATGGATACACTTTGTTTAAAAATAGAAAGGTTAAATCAAAAGATAATAGAGCCGTAATATTTGATGGTTCATTAGAACACTCTAGCACTACTTGTACAAATCAAAATTATAGAATTACTTTAAATATAAATTATGAGTTTTAAAAAAAATAAATATACAATTATTAAACAAGCTATTTCAAAAGATTTAGCAGAATATTTATCTAATTACTTTGCAATGAAAAAACAAGTCTACGACACTTGTAGAGAAACAAGATATATATCACCTTTTGAGATGATGTATGGTCATTATGAAAATGACAATGATCAAATACCAAATACTTATTGTCATTATTCTGACGTTGCTATGGAAACTTTGTTGCTTAAATGTCAACCTGAGATGGAGAAGGCAACAGAATTAAAGTTGTATCCTGCATATACTTATGCACGGATCTATAAAAAAGGTGATGAATTAAAACGACACAAGGATAGATTTAGTTGTGAAATATCTACTACTATGAATCTTGGTGGTGATGATTGGCCAATATATTTAGAACCATCTGGAGAAGTAGGTAAGAAAGGTATTAAAGTAAATTTAAAACCAGGAGATATGTTAGTATACAGAGGGTGTGATTTAGAACATTGGAGAAAACCTTTTCAAGGTAAAGTTTGTTAT